GTCGATGACCGACTGCGTTTTTGCGTCAATACCTCGTTTCTGTAACGACTCACTAACGCCTGTAACAGCTAATCGCCCGATACCTTTTTTAGCGTTTTGCACGATAGGTTCTTGTGCTAACGCTCCAGCCGTACCGGCCATTTTTTTGCCTCCGACCAACGTCCATAAAAAGTTCGCCGGATGTTCGTCAATAGCCTGCGCCGCGCCGTAATCCAAGACTTTGTTGATTATACGTTGTTCAGGCTTATTAAACGAATCAATACGTTTCAACATATCTATCGCGTCATTTTTTCTGTTTTTGATAAGCCCTTTAGCGAAATTACCAAGCTTTAAGGAATATATATCTTGACCGGCCAAGTCTGGAATACCTTCAAGAAATTTTCCTAACTCTTCCTCAGCGTTTTTTACAAGACTATACTTAGCAAATCCGTCCTCTACATCTTTGCCTAATTGCTTCAGCGGCGCATTCAGGACGTTTCGGACCTTGTTAAGATAAGATAAAGAATCCGTATCCCATGATAGTCCTCGGATATTTTTATCTAACTCTTTCCGTAGATTCCACACACTTTTTGCCCTGCGAAAATCGCCTTTCATCTTTAATACAGAGTCGGTTATATCGGATATGATCTGCTTTTTCTTAGTCGAAACTGTTGTGTCAAGAATATCCAGCACGTTCCCAGACTTCGGTAATATAGCTTTTACCTGTTCTTTTAATGGCGTGATGTCGATGTTGACGTTCTTATACTTTGTGGAAAACAAGTCGGACAACTCTTCGCCGACATTGTTACCGGCGTTCTTGAAAAACGTATCGGCATTCTCGTTGACTACCGCCGGCGCTCTCCTCGACCAATATATCGGGTTCATAATGTTCTTGAAGTTTCCGCCTACTCCTTCGCGACCTCTTTCGACCGCTCCGCGCCCCAAAATAGATACCCCGGCGTTTCTGGCCGCCAGGTTAAACATCTTGCTTACGCCAAACCCTAACGCTCCTCCGGCCGCTTCCATGCCTAACGTGGAAAGCATATTGTCAGCAAACAGTTTTTTTTCTTTTTCCGGCATACGCACCAAAGCGTCAGCCATACCGACTAAAGGTACTCCGACTTTAAGCGCGGTATATACCGGATGGTTTTTAAAATCCATGTTCTCTAACGACTTTTTAAGCAATATTCCTGCCCCGCGTCCGACAGTGCCGCCTGCCGCCGCGCCGACATTGGGATGACCGACCATGCCGCCGGCAGCAAATCCGCCTAATCCGCCGACAAACTGGCCGAACCCTGGCAACATCCGCATACCCGCTGGTTCTTGAGCCTCGATCGTTTCAGCGCCGCGTAACGCTCGGCTTACAGGATTGCTTTCGTCAGTTTGTGGGTCATCTATATATTCTATTGCCATATCACTCCTTTTATTTACCGGTTATATTTACCCTTTTTCCGTTTATCGTAGCCGGTCCGACATAACCGTTAGACTCTGCTTGTATCGCTTCTTCTTCAGTAGCGAAACTAGGCGATTTACCGTAATCTTTTAGTTCTGGCCAATCACCAGGATCTTCACCGTATATCTTTTTATAAGATTTTTTAGCGGCGGTTTCTTCAGCTTCCAAAAACCGTATAAGTTTTTTCATTACAATTTTTATAGCAGGAGCAGACCCCAGGTCATTATTAGCGGCCGCAGCGGCGAAAAGTTCCATTTCTTGGTCAGATATAGCTCCCTTGGTCTTAGCGGTATTTAATAACTGCGCGTCAGTCAACACCATTTTTATTTTCTGCCATTCGCCTAATTCTGGATTATTCGGGTCGAACTGTGAAAACACCGTGCGCCCCATTTTTCCAATAAACCCGCTTTTTATTCTAGGAAGAGCTTTGATAGCCTGGTCTATCATCTCTCTTTTTACTTTGTTATTTTCAACAGTAGAAAATATCGCCTCGGTTCTTTTGTCTTTAGCGTTTAGTCTGGCCGATGAAGGGCGAAATTGCGCTAATGCTTTTGCTTCTGTTATCTTGTTTTCCAAATCACGTTTAGCTTTAGTTATGGGATTTTCCATAAACATATTCCCCTTGCCAGACATGATAAAATTAGGGTCAGCAACATAATCTTTGATTGACGGCATAGCTGTTGCTTGACTAGTAGGTGAAGTTATAGGTGAAGCCGTTGGCAAACTTGACGGGGTAATCTGAGGTAATTCGTTGTCTTGCATTTGCTTAAGCATACTCAGCCTATATTGATATATTGGGTCTTGAGATTTTACTTCTTGCTCCATCTCCATTTTCTGCCGCGCCAACTGTAACGCAACAGCCAACGTCTTTTGTTGTTTCCTGTCTGCTTCTATCCTGCCACTGATTGTGGATAAGGCTTTCGATATATTGTTTTGTAATCCAACCCAGTCGGCCATATTTTACCCTCCTGTTATATTAAATATCCGCCAGGTCTTAACGAGGCCCGACGCCATTAACCCATTGACTTGTGCTAGCCGTATTTCTTCCAGGTAACGCCGAAGCCAGGGAGAAAGCTGTGCCTAAATCTACCGCACCTCCGCTTCCGCCCCAAAGAGAAGAAGCCGCTCCGCCTAATCCTGATCCTATAGCCGCACCTGCCGGCCCACCAATCATAAATCCGCCAACACCGCCTAAAACATTACCGAGCATACCTAATCCAGCAGATTTGTTATTGTATTTAGCCAACGCGTTTTGGAAGTCGACCGCCGCTTGTTGGTTTAATTGTCCACCGCTTAAGTTGACCATATTGTTGAATTGGTCTAAATATGGGGCGTAAATAGATGTCGGATCTATACTGACATCCGTCAACGCTTTTTGCGTTCTGCCTTGTAAAGCTAACTCAGCTCTTCGTTGCGCTATTTGATTTAGTTGGTCGTCTCTGTTAATAGCTAATTGCGCTCTTTGCATACCGGCGTCAGATAACGCCGTGCCAATATCTACGCCTAGCTCACCTTGCCGCTTAGAAATCAGGTCAGCCAAGACAGGAGAGTAAGACATCCCGGACAATGCCAAGTTTTGTTTTATCCCTCTCTCGACATCCGACATTATGTTTTTGTATTGTTGAGAGGCTAACGCTTCCTCAAATGAGGTCGGAAGCCATTGGTTAAAATAATCCTGCGTTAACCTGCCACTTTTCGGAGTAAGCGCGTATCGGTTGAAAAACTCAGGACCGACTTCAAGATTAGCCAGTTCTTCTAACCCGGTTTCCCTAGCTCCATACGCATTAGGGAAATTCTTTTGTGCCATTCCTATTGCATCACTAAAAGACTGTTGTGTCGGCGCTAACGCCCCAGACACTATTTGCGATGTGGTAGGTACAACCATTCTCGGTGCTTTTTTCTTGCCAAGACATCCCATAGGTTACGCTCCTTTTAATTGTAGGGTTACCAAATCATCTTGTTCGTCAACAACATCGAACCCCATTTTGCGTGTCCAATGGACGTTTTTAGCGTTTCCATCCTTCATCATCGTAGCCTTAATATCTCCATGCTTTTTAGCCCATATCAACAACAGTCGTTTAGCGTTTTTGTATAAACTAATATGCTCTTGTATTCCCTGGGCGGCGATAGTCCACATATCAAACATATCGCTATCAGGGTCTAACGTTATCGCGGCAAAATATATCGGTTTCCCGTTCTCGTAAAATCCTACTTTCTCAATTGCGTAATCCTGAAAAAAATCAAACGGCATAAGCTTAAAGTCGTCCACTATGATCCTGCACCCTTCAAGCTCTTTATGCGGCGCAGAGTTTACCAACTCATAAAAATCGTGTTCAGCTATGTCTTTTACTTCAATCATTTTTCTAGTTTAGATATTCTTTTTTCCAGTTCTTCCACCTTATCTATCAACTCTTTATTTACCGCCAGCAAAAACGATACTTCCTGTTCCGGCGATATACCGGAAACAGTTCCGTCAACATTTCTGGCTATTAACTCGTTTGGAGTAGACGGGTCATCAAGAATAAATCCCATGTAATACGGAGCGTCAGGATTTTTCTTATCTTTTGAAAACTCACGCTCTTTAGTAAGCGAGTTCATCACACCAGAGCCGTACACTTCCGACTTTTTCTGATAAGTATATAAATTCAAAGCTTTTAGCTTCTCGATAAACCCTTCGGGATTTAATTCCCGTATGTTTTCTTTGGTGTGCATGAAAGACGGAGCGTTAGTCCATACCCCCGCGGCCGTGAGTTTAGCGCCTGAATCGTCAAGGATAGAGTCGTCAGTCCCTGAATTGCCTATATATATCCCCTCGCCAAGTGTTGTTTGCACGGATAAAGCGCCTATCGCCGAAGAATCACATTCAATGCTAAGGGCACCTTTGGTGCTAGAAGCGTTATCCTGATTTATTGTGACCAAATCAGAGTTTATTTGAGCGGCATTACTATATACGTGAAGCCCAGGACTACTAGTCGCCAACACACCGTCAGCGGTTATATATACAGATTTTCCTGTTCCGTCATTGTCTATATTTAGAAGAACAGCATTTGAGCTGTCATTAAGCGTTGCAGTACCTGTTCCGGTAATATCAGCGAACGAACCGGCGGCCGGAGAAGCCGCCCCAATGATCGCCCCGTCTATCGCGCCACCGTTTACGTCTATCGCCGAAAAAGCTTTTGTACCGGTAATAGACTGGTTTCCGCTGGTCGTGACCGGACTAGCCCATGATGAACCGTTATCGAAATAAAGTTGATTGTCGGTTGTCAAAAACACTACCCGCCCTTGGCTTCCTGCCGCCGGCAAAGCTCCAAGAGTCTCAAATAATCTATACCCTCCGGTCGTATTGACATTGGTATTATCAATATCCCCGTTCAGCACGGTCAAAATGTTATCGAAATTTCCGTTAAGATTTGCCGCCGTTACCGAGTCACCAGTAGCATAGGTGTTGTATCTCGTAGCTGTTCCGGCATAACAAGGAATACCAAAAACAACGATTAAAATAAAACACAATAGGTTTCTCATTATTCCCTCCTCCAAGGTTCGACTGACGCGAATACTGTTGCTGAATATAATTTACACGACTCCGAAAGCCCATCTTGAACGACCTTCACTTTAAGGTTTCTGAATTGTCCGTATTCAGTAAGTTGAAATGTTTTTCTCGCTCTTCCTTCGCCAAACAAGGTAAACGGAAGCGTGACCGGCAACGTCACTACGTCACCAGATAAATTTACGCTACCGATATATTGGAATCCTTCATCGTCAATATTTATATATACATCGCCGTCATAATCACCGGTAGTACCAAATTCGACTTCAATGCTATCAAGAGATTTATAATTTTCAGAGTTATCGAAGTTTATATTTTTTGATATGTACTCGTACGATATAGCTACGCTTGCCGCGGATGACGTGGTCGGTCCGGTTGCCAAATCTCCTACTGTTCCGGTAAAACATTCGACTATACGACCGTCTTTAGCGTCAACGTAATATAGGTTATTTTGGTAAGTTATCCAATCTGCCGGATACCAACCAGTTATTATGTACCACGATTTAGTCACAAAATCTAATACGCAAACGTAATTGTTTACGGTGGAGCTTCCCGCCGGTATAGCCAAGATATATTTGTCATCGTAAAGTGTCGCGCACGCTTTCTTTATGGCGTTTCTGTTTATCGGATTGTCCCCAGTGTCGTCAAATATATCCTGAATAGGCCCGGATAACTTTTCAAGAGTAAGTTTGTCATACGAAGTACGCACCAGACTTCGTACAGCTATCGGATCGCTAGATAAGAAAACCTGGTCGTTGCCTACGTTCACTACGCTGCGCGGAGCTACGCAACCAATCCTCGTAGACACTGGTTGTAACGTCCAATCTGTAAGCGGAGTTGCTCCGGATATGTCAAGATTGAATATACTGTTTTCCTTATATATTATTAACTCGGTAAGCTTAAACGGTTCAAGCCAAACTACTTTTTGACCATCTCCAGTATTCACCCTGAATAAATCGCTTGCCGAAAACACAGTCGGACTAAGGTTATTAGAGAAATATACGTAATCCGGATAAGTGGGGTTTCCTGAACCGAACAGATAATTCGCTAACCACGCTCCACAAGATATTGTCGGCGGCGATGTAGGATAAACGGTAGACTGCAAAAATGTTGTTCCGTCATACCAACAGGTGTTGTCGAACCCGTTAAAAATAAAAAACGTGTTATTCGCCTGGATAAACTCGACGGCTTTTCCTGCCGTTATTGGGTTGCTCGGGTTTATTACTGTCCAAGATAACGGGCTAGATACATCCGTTCTTATAACGCTCGTTCCGGAAGCTGCAATAGCCCAAATGTTAGTCGCGCTTTGTTTGAAAATTTCAGCTCCGTCAAACGCTGAATTTCCGTTATCTAATCCAAATATGGATTGGCCGCCCCTTTTCGATAAAACACCTTTTTTGGATAAAACTACGTTCTTTAGACTTTCGCCCTGGTTAGCGTTAAGTACATCTGATAAATCATACGAGTTCTGACCTCCGTCAAAAAGGTTTATTTTTACCTTTTGTAACGCTTCTTGCGCGTAACAAAAAGATATTGAGGCAGACAGAAGTAAAGCTACTAAATATTTTTTCATCTTGATCTATGCGACTGCGCCCAGATGTTATCTATTTTTTGTTGATATTCCGGCCCTAATTTGTTCTGATTATTTAACAAAATAGCCATATACGCTTCTTTTGATTTAGCCCAAACCGTGACTGACCTGTCGATAGTCTCTTTTTCTTGCGATAACGCCCAACCCCAAGCGTCCAGTATCAAGTAATTATCGCAATCGGTAAACGGATAATCGTTCGCGTTGACCATAGTGAACGCTCTTTTTTTGTACGGTAACCGCATAGAATATGCCGAATCGGGTATTTTGCCAAGCTTAAGCACTTTATGCCTTAACACGCGTTCGGTAGACAGGATGTACCCTATAACCACGTCAGCGGAATCGGCTAACGTTACGTATCCCGTGGTATCGGATGATTTGCTTACATGAGTTATTTTATAAAATGTTTTGGTGCCGGAAACATACGTTGTCGGGCCGGCCGCCGCGATAGTGATGTTTTCGTAATCTAACAGGACGCTATTGCTGTCTATATATCCCTCTACTCGCACGATTATGCCGGAAGTATCAGATGCCGAAGAGCTTTTTACTTTTACTATCGTTCCGGCCGCCGCTAAAGTGCCGGTGATACCTTGCGTACCGTATATCCTGGCTTTAGACGGGACACCTTCCTCGGAATCAGCCACAGCCACTTGGTTTTCTTGGATATATATATTCTCTGTTTCCCAAGATAACTCTTTATGGTTTGTCAAGTCAAATATTTTGCTTAACGGTTTGTCAAACCTGTTCGGCAAAATATAATTCTCGCGCCCGTCAACAGTAGTGAAATTGTACACGTCTTGCAACTCAGTAAAAAAATCGTAACTCTGCGCCAAAAAATCATGCGCCAGATTTAACCACACGCCGATTTTAACCAAGTACGCCGCGTCACCAGACCTGCCCACCAATGCGCCGACATTAGATTTTAACTCCGAAAAATTGTTCATAGTTTCCTCGCTGACGTTATGCTGTGATACCCGTTGACCAATAACACAACATAACTTTTAGTTTTCTCTATTACCTCGTACACTATCATCCCTTTTACTTTTTGACCGACAACAGTATTTTCTAACCCGTTGATGTTGTCCGCTACAATATCAAACTCAGCTTTATATGTAGGTCTTATCATCTGCGAGTACCTTTTTGGATAATCGGAGTCATATCCAATATTTTTATTGTCCGGTAAAGGATTGAGTTCCCGTCTCCGTCAACGTCTTTACGTTCGCCCTCGACTATACCTGATAATTCAATGCTTCCGGCGTCACCTACGTTAAGCAAAGAAAACACGCCAAAATTTTTACCGAGTACAATCTTTGATTTCCTAGGTATATTTATGCTTCTTGCTGAATACATTTTAATATGTCGATATTACTGTTACCGGTGACGCTTCGCCGTTATAAGCACCGACCGTGACTCCAGAAGTGATATAATCGAACAACTCTATCGACTCGCCATACGGTAACAATATCTGGCCTGGACCGGGAGAATATTTGTCGGTTTTAGCCGTCAAATCAACCCAGATAGTGTCGGCAGTATCGTCATTGCGTACTATCAAATCCCTAGAATCATAAGGCAGAGCTATGGTGTATGAAGAAGTAAGTTCGTATTCAACATTTATTGATTTTTGATATATGTTAGTCCTTCCCTGCGCGAAACAAACTAAAGGGATCACCACCAAACCGAAAAGTATCACCAGTTTACGCATCTCTACCTCCTGCTTTTAATAGATTTTTGCCGTTCTTCTTCTGTCAACGTATCAAAACAAGCTTTGTCTACCCATAGACCGCGTTGCTTGAAAAGTTTTCCTTCTCGTTCTCCGTACTCAAACCCGCAAACGTCACAACAAATCTTTTTTCCTTTGTACCAGCTAGGCAATCTTCCCATTTTCCCGCCTCACTCCTTCGAACATACCGTATATCACTATTAACAACATCCCGGCTACCGCTGTATGCGTGGGAAATGTACCTAACGCGCATACTATATACGCGGTTATTGAGCTTATATATACCAACGCTTCTTTATTTTTACGCATACTCCAGAAGTCTTTGGCTATCTTTACCAACAGAAACAATAACCAGAATCCGCCTAGCCAGCCAAACTCAAAATAAAACTCTATAAAATCGTTATGCAGATGCGCGTACTTATCCATTCTTTGATTATAAAATCTTGACTCTGGTACATACCACGGAAATATCTGCGGAAAAGTTCCAACACCAAACCCTAATATCGGGTTGCACGATATTATTTTCGATACGTTGTCGCGCTGAATAGTGATATTACCTGTATTCAATATTCTTATAACATCTTTGGCCGGGTCGGTCCTGCCTCTCAAGTATTCGGTTATCGCACTTATTGTCGGAGTCTTTTCCACGTTAACTAAATAACCGTATCCGATGCCGGTCAACAACAATATTAAAAGTATAAGTTTATTAACGTTTTTCCTGCTGTAAAGTATTACTGTTCCCGCGAACGAAGCTAACACGGCGAACGACGTCTTTGAGCAGTATAATCCGAATAAAGAAAACGGCAGCAGGTAAGGAAATCGAGCAAGCACAAATGGCATTGTTATAGCAAAAAATATCCCTATCGTGTTGGCCGAACCAGAAAATCCTACAGGGTCGTCAACAGAATTGTTCACAAATCTTGAGCCGTCACCTTGGCATATCTTACTGAATATCGGGTCAAGGTTCAAGTATTGCAATATAACCCATATCGCTTGAATAAAAACTAAAAAGATTATCGCCCATTTAATCTTATTGCGTTGTTTAGCGTTAAAAAGACTTATACCGTAAACCGATATGCAGGCTAATATTATCTGGGTCAAACAAAGAAAAGAACGTGAGTTAAATCTGGTCACAAAAACGAAAGATAACAACGACAAGATAATCAGTGAAGATATTGCCTTGTTGGACCTCCACAACCACGCGGATATTCCTGCCACCATCATCGCGAATAAAGCTACGTAATGACAGTACCACACGTCAGTGCCTTGCACTTTTATTACTGCCGCCAACGGTACCAGTATTACTGCCAACACCGTGAGTGTAGATAATATATTCATAGTTTATGTTGCAAGAGCAGGGGTTTTTACGCCCCTGCCCTTGCTTAAGTTTAACTTTGTGTGCCTACTACCGTGCCAAGATTATTCATTCTTTGCCAATCGCCAGTCGGAAAACTAGCATACGGGGAAAGAGTTCCGTAAGAAGCGATCATCAAGTCACCGGTATTGTCAATCCATAAATACCAAGTGGTTTTTATATCGCCAAACGAACCCTCTGCTGTGTTATGCCCGGTCTGTCCAGCACCGGAATCTTTCATCTCGATATACCCAGGGTTACCTTGGGAATCAAGACCAGTAAGTCCAATGCTGGTAAAGTTAGTTTTTCCTTCTAAATTCCGTTCTGGATTCCTGGCTGATTGAGCGTAGCAAAAGTAGGTCAGGCTAAAAGTTACTGCCACGATTAACGCGGCTATGACCTTTTTACGCATAGAACCTCCTTATGCTCCGACCGAACCGTAAGTGCCTTTGTAATGGCTGTACCCCACTGAGAACCGCATACGCGCCAAATGCTTCAAATTCGTGGTGTCGTTATCAGTGCTTCTGCGTAACGCACCGAGTTTAACGCGCCAGTAGAATGTGAGCATATGGTTAGTTTTCTCAGACAGCAAGAACCACGCGTCAGTGTCGGTCAGGTAATGCCACACGAAATACTGTAAATCTTTAGCCTGTAAAGCGTTCACTTCGTTGTTAGCCACGTACGGCTTGTATTCTGACTGGATAAGCTCTTCAGCTGTGTTCCAGAGGTCAACCGGTATAGTCAACAAAACCGCTTTAGTCGGCTGTTTCAATCCGCGCTCGTCAGCAAACTTCTCGATAGCCGTTAAGCCGGCAGTCAAAGAAGTCACGCTCAAGTCAGCGGCTACGCTAGGGATGTTCGACTGAGTTCCGCCGCCCAATAACGGGTGATCAGACGCAAACAACACTTTGCCGTCAAAACCGGCAGTCGTAAAACCGTTGTTGAACACGTTCGCGGAAGTTATTTCTACCGTTTCCATAGCGGACCGGTTCAACGCTTGTGGTAACTTGTTGAACGTTTCCGGGGTGTGCAAGTTATCTTCCACGGCTTCTTCGGTGATCTCATACCCTAAAGCGTAAGTCTGGTGGGTATAAGTTTCCGAAATACCAGGCAAAATAACGTCAACAGTCGCGGCCACGCCTTCCGGTTTGACCGGCATAGCGCCAAATCCCGACTCGTAACTGTCTTTTTCTGTCTGCTTCGTCGATGACAGAACATTGAAAATCTTGGTATATTCCTCGTTCCAACTCTTCAAACCATCTTGCCACATCCTGTTAAGATTAGCGTCAAGAGCGTCTACTATCTGTGCTGAAGTTATAGGCATAAAATCCTCCTTTTAAAAGCTCTTACACGCCGACTGACTTGCCGGTTCCCATTAACTGACCTTCGTTAAAACAAAAGTAAAGTTTGCAATACTCGCCCCACTCGTTGTCGGGCGAATCGACTTTGCCTAAAATGAAACACTGACCTTCAGTGTTCAACGCTGTATAAGTCAACTCGTGACCGCTTCGGCCAGTTACAGTGTCTCCTGTCCCGGCAGTGATGTCGGAAGTAGCAAACACGTCAGCCGCGGCGGGAGTTTTGCCAGTGATAGCCTGACCAATAAACCTGCGACCAGGTAACGCTAACGCTATGAGAGCGTATCCAGCATATCCGGACGGAAGGTATTTGGTGCTATGAATAGAGTTCGGAGCGCCAACAGGTACGTTATTGGCGTCATACAACGCCACGACCACACCAATAGTCTGAGTAGGCGCAGAGCCAGCCGCAGGACGTACTGAGCCGGCAGCGTTTGAGTCCATGACGTCACCAACAAACACGTTTGTGCTGTTTGACGCGTCTATCTTGAACAACAACTCTTCGCTCGGCTTCCTGTCAGCAGGCATAAAACCAGGTCTGTCTGCATTTGGCATAATGTTCTCCTTATTTCATTCCTAATTGTTTACCAGTTTCGATCCCACGCATATTCTGGTTTCCTAGACCGGCCAACGATTTATCGCCTTCGTTCATCACCCGCTCGATGTTGTTCATGGGTAACGTGGCTTGCTCTTTTTTGAACGCCATCTTTTTTTCGGATAACGATTTCGGCATAAACGCTAACACGGTATCACCTCTCCGCAAAAATCCGTCAGCAGATAACTCCCTGTCGGATATTCCAAGCCTTACGAGATGGTCTTTAGGACACACTTGCCAACCGCCTTTTTGGAATAAAAGGTTTCCGGTTTTCAAAGTTATGTTCTTGCTGTCATCCCGCAAAAACCTGTACTCAAAGTCCGGGTCACGTTTTTCCAGATAAAACGGGTCAACGTGTCCGTAAAAATCCTGAACGATTTCCGCTGTGTATTCAGCGTGTTTGACAGCCGTGGTCTTTAAAACAACAGGATTATTTTCCTGCGGTTTTTTCGCCACCGTTCCTTGAACAACCGGAGTTTCTTTT